CCCATATAGTATGTTCTTGCAGCTGATATTAACATTTCTCTCATTATTTTCTCTCCTTTTTAAAAATTGTCTTTATATAAAGCTCGTCAGATGGGTGCAATGCATTGTCCGAGTATGATTGCACCTGATTTTTATTTACCCAGTCTAAGGCTTCTCTCTCAAAAGCTGAAAGAGTTTTAGATTTTTTTCTATGTTTAATCCATATTTTTACCCTCATAAGTACGTTTGTTTCCCAATCTTTCATTTCTCTTTACCTTTTTAAGATTATCAAAGTAAGCTACGTTATATCCACGTAACCACTCTCTATATTGCATCGTGTTAGGATGCAAATTTCCAGGAACTTTTGTTCTCTTAGGGTCTTTTCTAAAGGCAGTATACCCCCACTCAAATTGTATTCGTAAGGGGGCATCATACTTAGATAAACCTTTATATCTTTTTGTCTTCATTCTTATCTCCTTTAAATGCTTTTATTACATCTGATGAAAATAATTTTTGAATATTTAGTAGATACATACGAGATGCATTGTGGTCTCCTCCGTTAACTATTTTTTTGTAGTCTAAGTTATCAATTATTTTTTTAAGACTTTTCGTATCAAAGACAAGAGTACAGAATGTATCATCCCCAATACAGAGATTGTGAAACCAATAATCTGATTCCGTACTGTTGATGCCACTTGCCTTGCCATAAGATTCAAACTCAATTGCGATATTGCCTGTCTTTTGCCATACGTTTCTTTCACTCTTTACCTCTATCTTTTTATCTTGTAACATTTCTGCCACTTGTTTTTCTCTGACCTTTCCATATTCTAAGTCAATGTCAAATTTCTTTCTGTCTTTTACAGAAGGTTCTAAAGTCATATAATCTCCTTAATTATTGTACGTTGCCTACGTCTACAACTTCACAAGCATCAGATGTACACGCAAACTCTTTACCACTTGTTGTAGTATCTTCTTTTTCAAAATCACTTAACCTAGACCAATCAATATGTTTAGGCATATCTTCTTTTAAGGTATTATATTCTTCCTCTGTGCAATCTTGATAAGGTGCTTGTTGATATGTGTGTTCAGAGTAAGGTAAGAAACTTATACCCGACACTTCATCAAAGTTACTATAAACCCACGCACCAACCTTCATCCACTCGTGGTCTTTAACAGATATAGTTACAGAAGGTTTATGTTCACACCAATATCTCTGATACTTTAACCAAAGATTAAGCTGTTCTATAGCAGTCATATCTGTTCTTACGATAGAAGAACTAGGTGACTTTACAGGAAAGCTAAACACAGTTACCGTATCGGGTTTTGTTACATCAGGTTCATTGGGTATTCCCTCATCAATTAAGAACTCTGTGATAGGGTCTTTGTTAGAACCTCTTACTGTTCTTATATAATGCTTACTATGTCTTGCGTGGATACCACTAGCACTATCAACTAACTGTGATACAGTTCCACTAGGTTTTACACAAGTTATTGCTGTTGACTGTGGTATGTTTAACATCTCAGAATATTCTAAGTTTGTATCAATTGCTACTTGTTTTAAAGCAGTTAGTGTATCTTCCAAAAACGAATTGTTACGACTAAGTAATTCATTATCAAGAATACCTGTTAAAGATACACCGAGCAGTCTTTCTTCCTCTGTATTCTTTTTCCAAATCTTACGAAGGTATTTAAAATCTGTAAGGGTAGATTGAAACGTACCTATAATTGTAGCTATGCGTACTTTATTTTCTAGCTCAGTTATACAATCATCTTGACGAGCAACTACCTCAGATAGGTTACAAAATTGATATGGTCTTAATATAATCTCACTACAAGGGTTACATCCAAACTCACTAAATTTTCTTCTATCACTTTCTTGTGCTTTCTCTACTGCAGCTTTACGATTAAATATGCCACGCTCACCTGACTGACTTTCATATAGTGAAACCCACTCTCTCATAAACGTACCCATATCAGGTTTTGTTTTATATACTACAGAGTTATTAGCTAATGCTCTCTGTTTATTATACTTCCACCACTCACCCGATTTAGCGTGTCTCATTTGGTCATCATTTAAATTAGATAAACTAATAAGTGCTGAACGTCTAACACCACCAGCAACTACAACCTCACCTATCTTACACATAATGTCATGACACTCGATAGGATAGAGTTGTCTACCTACTGCTTTCTTAAATGTAGCAACACAGAAATTATATAAGTCAACAAGAGGTTCAGGACCTGATGCTCTACCACCAAATGTTTTTAACTTAGCACCTGCAGGTCTAACTTCACTCACATCAAACTTTGGTATCTGACCTACATAAAGCATAGCTAACAGTTCACGCAATGCTCTTGCCCAACCAGACCTAGAATCAGCTACTTTAATAACAGTTATACTATCTTCAAAGTGTTCATTTATAGTTGGTAATTGATTTACATTCTCTCTCTCTACAGAGAAACCAACACCCGTGCCACACATAAGAATATACATAGTCTCATCAAATGCTCTAGGACTATCTACAGGTATGTAACTACAGTTGTATCCTGCTACATTACATCTATCAAGTGCTACACCTGCTGTCATCAATGCCCTCATAGATGGCATAACATTAAGCGACAGTATAGCTTCTCTTATTTCTTCCTCTAACTTTTGCCCCATTTCAAAGCTAAAGTTATTTTTTAAATGGGTATCCATATAGTCAATATATCTATCAACCGTTTCATCCCACGTTTCTCTTCTTTGCTTGTCATCTTTCCATCTAGCATATCTTGATAATGCTATAAAATTTTGATAGTCTGTTGGTAATTCTCTCATATTTCCTCCGATATTACTTTAATTGTTTTTAATTTAACACCTTCAATTTCATAAATAAAATCTCTAATGTTGTCTTCAAATTCTTGAGCAATGTCACCATCGCTTGGCATTATATACTCATCGTCATCTACCTGGACAATTATATTAACTCTTATTCTTTTCATCTTGCCCTTAACCATTCAATTAAAGACTCCAAATACCACTTTGCTTTTTCTAAATCTTCTACACCATTTTTCTTTTCATATCTCCACATATATTTAATTAAGTTTCCTTGTATATAGTATTTATAACCATCACCTGTTGCAGCTTTAATTGCATCTATGCACTCTATAGACGCTTCATTGTAATGAGGGGGATGATTTACCATATCTTTTTCTTTTACAGAATCAGTTTCAAAATCTACTATTTCTTTTATCGTTGCCATACTAAGCACTCCCTTTTGTTTCACTGTCAAATCTTAATTTAATTACGTTAGAATCATCTCGTTCTTTAAGCATATTTTCTGAAGCATATGTATTTAATACATTATAAATATAGGGGTCTCCTTTCATTGCTGGTATAGAAGCTAGAACTAACTCAACAAAATATTCTAAATCAGAAACAGATTTATCATTTAGTAATGTATCAGATGATAATATTGCAAACAACTCTACGTTACCAGTCCACTCATCTCCATCTATCTCAGGTCTAACTCTTATTAGGATATCACTTTTTTCTATATGTTTTTTTTCCATTAGCTTTCCTTGTAATTTTAGAGCTTTTAAATTTAATAAATAGTGGGTATGATACTTTACCTTTTTCTTTTAACCAATCTTCAGGTATAATTCTATCATAATATCTGAACCCATACTTTAAGCACCACTCCCCATAAGACGATTTAGCACCCTTTCTTAGCTTTGTTCTACTATTAGTAAACACAAACCTTATATCTAATTCGGGGTGCTGTTTCTTTATTGCTATGTGCTTTCTTCTATCTGATGCTAAAAATCTTCCTTTTGTTTCTATTATAATACCATTGTTTAATACAAAGTCTGGGGTATAGGTACGGTATGAAAGGTCTTCCCACTCTATCTTAATCTTTTCATATAAAAATTTTACTTTATGTTGTTTAAGATATGCGGCAACAACATCTTCCAAACCACTCCTATACCCATTTTTTCGTGCTATTCGGGTAGCACTATATGCTGACATATTTAAAAGTTGTACCAACGGATTGTTCCGTTATAGTTATCATTATCTTTACTTAAATAACCTAACGATTTCATTTCTTCACGCACTAACTTCTCAGCTTCTTTGCGTTGCTCAATAGCAGAGCGTAGTCCTTCTGTTCTACGTTCTCTGTATTCTTTCTTCATCTCATACAGTTCTTTCTCTTTCTCTTTAATCATTTCTGCTAAGTCTTCTATTCCTGTTGTCATATATTTAACTCCATATTTTCTTTGCTTCTTGTTTTAATTTATTTCCCCAAGTCCACGAATCATAGTTAGGGTATACCAAAGAAGCTAACTCATGTTTATCATCACTGATAGACAAAAATTTCTGCATACTAAAAGCAACTTTCTCAAATTGTTTTTTATATACAGATAGGTTATCTAGTGTAAATTTTTTATAATCTTTTGGTGTTGCAAAAAATAAATCTACACTATTGTCAGGATATGCCATAGAGTAAAATGCCATCTGTCTCATCTGTGCTTCAGTAGGTTTAGATGGCATCCGTGTAGTTGTCTTTAAGTCTACTATTTTATCTTTAAACCTAAAGTCAATATACCCCATAAATGGTATAGGCATATCTTCCAATTGCACTTCAACTCTTTCTTGGTACTCTTCTAAATTTTTATAATTAAAATTTTCATCAAGAATTTCTCCAAAGTTTTTTAATGATTTTTTTTCTTTCTCTGTTTTAACATCTTCTAAATTAATATTAGATTCTGTACACATAGTAATAAACTGCATCTCTAGTAAATTAAAATCAAATTTACCTGTCTCATATTTATTAGCTAACGTAGCTTCTTGAACGATACCTCTAACTGCACCTGGTCCACTACTAGATTTAATACCAAACAAATACCTAGCTACCCACATAGGCACGTCACTTATGTAGGTATTGACACTGCTAGGTGATAGGTAATTAATATTGTGTGCTTTAAAAGAATTATTGCGTAGCATCTATATCAATAAATTCGTTGGCAATAGCTGAGTTTGTTCCTTCTTTATTATTTTTATCCCACTCAGTAGAGACCCAAGTATTATGTCTATCTATGTATGCCATAAATTCTCTAAAGGTATTTTGGTCATCATCAGTTATAGCTATATTACTTTTCTTATCTAGTGAATAATTAGGAACAAAGTATGAACCAGTGCTACCTTCACGCTCATCTGTTTTTATTGTAACAGTATGTTGCATAGGCAATCTTCTCATCTTGGATAGTTCACTAAATAACATACCTATATTTTTGTACCCTTCTTTAGTATCTACCTCCCAAATAAATGGAACTGAATCTACACTAGCTGAGTCTCCTGTTTCAGTAACTGCTTTAGATAAAGTAGCTTCACCAAACAATACACGAGTTCTTTTAACTTGCCTTATAATTTCTTTTGTGCCTTCAGGTAGAGCATTAAAGTCTTCTATGTATCCACCAGGTTTACCACAATTAAATGCACCCATATTATCTTTTAAGTCTATGTTTATATTATCTGACATAATAGTTTTAACATAGTTAGATATACTAGAGTCGTACTTCTGATACATAAACCTCTGAAGGAAAAGTCGTATAGATATATTCTCTGCGTAGATATATTTTTTATCTGCATCCTCTATAGAATACCATCCAGATGGTACAACATCAACTGTTGTTTTCCTACCATTCAATGATGTCTCACCTTTAATAGGTTTCTTTACAACCCTTATCCTTGATAGGGTATTTTTATTTTCTTTAGTAGATGTTTGCATACCCATGACGTTAGCCATAGCATCAAAATTATTAGTATCAATTGTTATTAAATCTGTCATATTTTATTTTCTCCTTATAAAGATAATCCGTTATATCACAAAATGTCTTTTGTGTCAAGCCAATTATTACCTATTTTTGCTTCCAATAATAATGGCACATTAAAATCAATATTCCACCTTGAATCTATTAGAGATTTTAAATTATCATTTGTGTCCTTTATAACTTTAAGAACATCGTCTACCTCAGATGGATGGATATCAATAACTATACTATCGTGTACAGTATTTACAATACAAGATTGTTTTTCTTTTAATAAACCATCCATATAAACTAAACATAACAAGACACAATCAGCAGTGGCAAATGATTGTACAGGGTAGTTCTTTATTTGTGTAAAAGAAGTAATGTTATTATTCTTTAACCTATACACATTATTAAATGTAAACTCCCTACCTGATGGTATCTTAATCGTATTAGTATCTAGTGCTTCTTGTGCTAACTTGCGATGCCAATTTGCAACACCTTTGTACTTTTCAATAAAGTGTGTGTAGTAGGTAGCTTCTGCTTTTGTTCTACCAAAACCACTAGCACCATACAAAGGTGCAAACGTGTGTGCCTTTGAAGCAGTACGAGATATAGGTTGTCCTGCATCACTTATAACTTTTGCAGTATAACTATGCACGTCAAACCCTTCTTCTATTTCTTTCATAGCAGTTTCATCTTGAGATAAAAAAGCAGCCACTCTAAATTCTAATTGTGCAAAGTCTGCTTCAAGTATCTTACCGTCTTCCCAACGAGATACGAACACTCTCTTTACAGGAAACGTACCACCTCTAGGCATATTCTGCATATTAGGATTAGCACCACTTAACCTACCTGTAGATGTTCTATGCTGTAATAACTTAACATGCAACATATCATCTTGTTTAGTGTTTGAAAAGATACCGTCAACAAAGGAAGAAAGATAGGTTTCAACTGCACTTAGCCTTCTAACCTTTGACAGAAAAGCATATGCAGTATCCATACTTTTT